TCAAAATATACTTCACCATCTTTAACAACTATGTATTTATAGTTATCTTCATATGGGTCATAAACAACTTTACCATCTAAATTTTTACGAACTTGTTTTTGATTGTTAGGATCTCTAATATCAAACGTTAAAACACCACCATATTTAGTTCCAGTAACAGCAGCTCTTAAGTCATCTGCTTTTTGTGTAGAAAACAAAGCTGCTCTTTCAGCTACTTGCGGTGGTAAATCATCTTCTACATATTGTTCTAACATTACATTGTATAATGCATCATTTGTTTTATTTCCTGCTATTCTTTCATCAGAAGCTATTTTTGTTTTTAATCTTTCCATAGCAGACTCATCACCAGCTATTCTTTCACCTCTTAAAAAATCTCTTTCACCTTGTTGTTCTCTAGATCTTGCTTGACTTACTTGTAATTGATTAAAAGGTTCTCTTGCAGCTGTTGCAGCTGTTTGAAATATATTACCTTGTGGTGGTGTTGCTAAAAGATTTAAACCAAAGCTAGTTAAAAACCCTGGTACTCCTGATGCTTGAAACGTTGGCATTGATCCTTGTTGATAACCTGCTCTACCACCACTATTAAAATTTTCTGTAGCAAATTCTTTTGCAAAAACTTCAAATGGTAGTGTACCACCCATCTTTTGATATCTTTCAAAAGCTATTTTTATTTCTTTTATTTTTTCATCCATGTATCCAGAACCTTGTGCATATTGTTTTCTTGGTTGATCTAGTCCTGATGTAATACCAGTCCCTGCTGATCCACCTATTCTAAACATTGGTCTTTTTAAAGTTCTATTCATTAATTTATCCCTGGAGGCTTGTTTATATATTGAACTTTTTGTGTAGGGGGATTGAATCCTGTGTATATTCCAGCAAGTGTTGTACCGACACCTAATGCAGTTTGTAATGGTGTAGGGTTAGGTATATTTGTTGTTTGTGTTTGACCAGGATAACCACCCATGATTCCTGTTACTTGACCAGCAAATCTATCTAACTGTTCTTGTGGTAAGAATGTAGCTTGTCTTGCTGCTTCTCTAGTTGCATCAAGATTTGCTTGTGCTTGCGCTTGATTCAACGCGCCCAATGAACCTAAACGTGAAATATCTGTACCTTGTAATCCTTGTTGTGTTTGACCCAATGCTGCTTGTTGTCCAGCAAGTCCTGATTGGAATGCTCCCAAACCTTGTGTAGCTCCAGCTTGAGCAAATCTATTTTGTATATCTTGTTGTCTTTGTGCTGCTGCTTGTCCAAAACCTTGTTGCAAGAGACCGGCTTGTAATAACGCTCGTTCTCTCGCAGCCCCTGTGCCAAACTCTGCGAGTTGCACTCCCGCTCGGCCACTGCCGAGCGCACCCAAAGCTGTTTGCTGATCTCTGATAGACTGTTCTTGTATAGCCTTGTTACGATCAAACTCTGAAAGCGTTGCATCAATTACTTGTGATTGATATGGAGACATAAAATCTTGAACACCTTGTTGAAAAGATGCTGCTCCTGTTCCTATTCCACTTAATTGACCAAGAGCTTGTGTTCCTAAACCAGAAGCTAACGTTGCTTGTGTTTGTGCTTGTTGTAAGAAAGGTGCAAAAGATCCTACACCTTGGGTTGCTAAATTTTGTGCTTGTTGTTGTAATGCATCTTGACTTGCTACTTGTGGTGCAAGTCCCGATAAACTTTGTTGTCTTGTTGTAAATGCTCTAGCTGCATCTTGTCTTGCTGCAAAATCAGCAGCAGATTCACCAGCTTGTTGTGATATACCAGCAAGTCCTGTTGATACTACAGGTACACCTGATTGAGCTGTTACTTGTTTTGCTAGATCTTGTCCTAGATCTTGAACAAATTGTGCGGGTAAAACTTGTGATTGTTGAATAGCCATTATAATACTTCCTCTAGTCTTTGTGATGTTTGAAACATTTTTCTTGCGCCATCTAATCCTTGCGATTCTTCCGATACTTCACCTCCGGATTCGAGGTTTTTCATCATGTTATACATAACTTCTGCGCCTTTGTCTACATCTCCTTCACCTGCATTTCTAACTGCATCAGCTGTAAACACAAACTCATTTTTTGATAATCTCGCAGGGACATCATCTGCTTTTTCCATTCTACCTATTGGAACAAATCCACCTTCAGCTCTTAAATCCATTTCTTGTCCATCCATATCTAATAGTGGCATAGTCTTTTTTGCTACTGGTTCTTTCATAGAACCACCTTCTGCTCTAAATCTTCTTCCTAGATATTGATTAGGGTTAGCTCTTATAGTCTCTATATCTATCCCTGTTTCATCTGCAATATTTTGTGCCTCTTCTTCTTGTTCTGGTGTTAAAGCACCTGCTATTAATGATGCTCCTGTTATTAAAGCACTAGGACTTGTTAAAGCTTTACCTAAAAAGTTCTTTTCAAAAACAGCATTTCCGGGTCCAGCTTCAACAAATTTACCTAGTCCAGTTCTGGCCATTATATTATCTAAACCACCTTTAGCAAATATAGAACCCACACCTTTAATTTGACTTAACGGATTTGCAAAATTACTAAAAAAAGTTCCTCCTCCAGCAACACTACCCAAACCACCAAGACCTGTATATAACAATGCAGCTTTACCTATTGGTGACTTTGCAATCTTCTTAACTGATCTTGTAACTTTCTTAACAAGTTTACCTAGACCATACATTTGTCTTGCTGATTCAAAATCCATGATCCCACCTTCGTAAGGCATGCCGCCTTCAGCTAAACCTGCTCTACCGCCATCGGCCATTTGCATTATATTTTCATATTTAGTTTGTAATTCTGGAGATATGTTTGATGCCCCTATTGCAGTTTTTTTTGCATCACCAAATATTTCTCCAAAAGGTTGATCTCCTTTTAAACTTTGTACAGTGTTATAAGCTAAAGAAGCTATGAAAGAATCGACAGGACCCATTCCCATGGTTTGTTTTACATCATAACCACCAAGTATATTATACTCATCATTTGTAATTAAACCAAGAGCATGAGCGTCTTTTAATTTTTGATTGTTAGCAAAATGTGTTGGTAAATTTTTTAAAGGGTTTACTACAACAGGTGTTTTTTGATTATTTGTAGTTGGTCCTTTAGGTCCGCCACCATCTCCTCCTCCAGGTCCACGGTCAACATCACCTTGCACACTACCTGTAGATTTTGCTGAATCAAAACCACTTTGTCCACCGTACTCTACAAAACTAGGTATACCTGCGTTTGTCATAATACCTGACCCACCAGCATCTTTTAACATGTTAGCTTCTTTTTTATTTATGTATGCAAGAAACTCACCTTTAGGTGCCATGTCTTTTGCTTCTTGTAAAGACATACCACCGTTTCGTAACATTTGTTTTGCTTGTTGTGCTCTTGTTATGGCCATCGTTCTATTCTATTTTGTTTTAGGAAATAAATCAAGGCTTGGCATAAGAACAGTTACATCTCTTCTAACATCCTCTGGAGATATACCCTTATCTTTCCATTCTTGATCATTTTTATATATTTCCCCTGTTTTTTTATTAGTTATCTTTTCTATTATCTTATCTGGTTGTATCTCAATCATTATGTTGTTACCTCTTTCTTAATGTTTAAATAGCTAATTGCTACATCAAATGAATCTGCAGTGCTTGATAGCACAGTTAGAGTATTACCGCCTTCAACCACTAAAGGTTGAGTAAGTAATTCTGTTGTTACATTAGCAGTTAAAGCAGCTGATTTTATAGCTGTAATATTATTGTTTGTAACTGTGACTGTTGGTGTGCCTGCAGATGTCACTAATATAGATTTAATAACATAAGTTTCACTAACTAAAGGATTGCCAGAACCTAAAGGAGTAAGTGCACTTCCTGTTGTGCTATTATCTATACCTACAAATTTAAATTGATTAGCCATTAATCTAAAAAGAGACTTCTAGCCTCTATCTCTTCTTTTAATTCTTCTTGAAATGTTGAGTTTAATTTTTCTACAATCGCATCAAGATCTCTTACTTGAGCTTCTGCAGTCTGTACATCATATTCTTTTGATGGTCTAGTTATAATCTGTACTATTTTTGCCATTATCTTCTTCCATCCGGTTGTGTGTCTAATCTAAAAGTTCCTAATTTCCAACTTTGACTAGATGCTGTGTTTTCTACTTTTAATGCAATAGCTCTACCTCTTGCACGTGTATCAACTTTTGTTGTAGATGAAGTAATATCAAATGGTCCAAGAGGTGAACTAGCCTGTGAATTATTTGGATAATTTTTTAATTGTAACGTAATTCTAGTTGATCCTGTCTGACTTATAAAGTCAGGAACAAATCTTCGTATCTTCATTAAATATTCACCGTCTCCTCTAAACGTTGCAACACCAGTTTGTTGACCTGTTTGTGCTCTTTGCTGTGTAATATCAAAATCTCCAGAAGATATATTTGAAGTGATTGCAGTTATAGTTCCATTTTTATTTTGATCAGTTCCTATTTCATGTTCATAGTATGTTGTTATACCATCTGTATTTCCAACTACATCAAAAGATGTATCTGTGGCTGCATCATATTCTGTTGCGTGAGGTAGACCAAATACTGCAGAATCTCTCCACATTGTTCTTGATAATGTTCCATTAGTCCAAACTGGTCTTTGTGGTGATGAGTCAAAATAATTATATGAAACCATTCTATTTACAACAGAAGATGTAGATGTTGGATAAAACCACATGACTTCACCAAACAAATTATTTAGTCCAGCTGATATCATTTGATTACCAGAGTCTAAATTTATATCATCATAAACAAAATCTTCTACTAAACATGGTAATGATTCTAGTTTACCAGCATATCTAAAGAAACCATTTTCTGACATCCAGTATGCAGCACCGTCAACTTCAACAGCTGCATTCTGTCCAGCAAGTCCACAGTTAGTTCCAACCTGTGCAAAGGCAAATGTAAATGGTTGTCCAACAAAACGTTGAGTGAACAATGCGGTATCAGTCCAAACATATATTGCATCTCTACCTCTAATAGCTCCCATGATCCGTGATCCGTCAGCCAGTCTTTGTGTACCAGCTGTATTAGTTGCTGTAGGTGTATAAGTGTTAATATCTTCTTGGTCCGAGAATCTAACAAACATATCGTCTTGCGTAGATGTATCACCAATTGTTGTCTCCGTTCCAAAGAATACCAAGTGTCTATCAGGAGTAGAAACTAACATATGACGTGACGCTGTTGGTGCACCAGATATAACAGTTGCTCTTGTAGTTGTTGCATTTGATAAAGAAGAGTCCCATTCAAATACAGAACCGTTGTGAATTAAACAAATAGCTTTGTCACCAAAATTATCTATAGACCACATACCAGGTTCAATAATTAAGTCACCTGATGCTGCCTCACCCCATGCAACATAGTCAGTTGAATTTGTAACTGTTGCGCCATCACTATGAGATGCTGCTGTTGTTCCAGCAACTCCTCTTGTACATCCTGTTAATGTATTACTAGTAATACCAGTGTAAGAAATTTCTTCAGAATCTATTATAACAAAGTTTGTTCCAGTATCAGGAAATTGTGAAGCATCTGTTAAAACAATACTAGTGACTGAATCATTGATTGCACCATTAAGTGTAGTTGTAGTTGCTCCTGCTTCTGGTCCACCCCAAGAACCTAATCCATAACCAAATCCTTGTGCTTGAACAGCTGGACCAACATGATAATAATGTTGAACTCTAATACCACCTGATGTTGTTGCACCAGATCCTGTTTCATTAGATGGCATTGTAATAGTTAAAGTTGTTGTTGATGGCACTGACGTTACCATAAATTTTTTATCATCAAAATCAGACGCACTAAAATTAGAATTAGTTATAGCAGTAAAATTATCTAAAAGAATAATATCATCTTCTTGTATGTTATGTGCACCAGAAAAAGTTATTGTAACGGTAGGTGATCCATTAGTTGTGCTAAAACAATTTGTAAGTGTGGTTGTTGATTTAATAGGGTGTATGTCATAAAATACTCCACCAGAAAATGCATATAAAATTCTGTTAGTTCCTATAATAGCATATTTTCTACCTAAACTATTAACAAAATGATGAAGACCTCTAGTAGCTCCTGTTAAATCATCTGTACCTAACTGCTTCCAACCACCTATTTTTTCAGGTGTTCCGTATCTAAATCTAACATTATCGCAGTCTACCCACTGTCCTTCAGCTGTAGTTTCGGAAATTTGTTTATTAATACCTGGTTGAAAACCTATTTTCTGTAACATAAGAATCCTTTTTTTCTAATGATATAGGTAATATCACATATTTAAATAGTTTAAAAGCTGCTATTTTTCGTAGTCATCTGGCACGTCTTTATCTTCTATAACTCCGTGTTCTTTGCCATCTCCATACATTTGAGTTGCTTTAGTTATTACTCCCATTAAAACAGTTGAAAATTCATAACAAGATTTTCTTTCTAATGGATAATGGCCTCTTCTTAAAATAATTAAAAGTATTTCTTTCCAAGAAAATTTTAATTTTAAATGTTTTTCTGTAAATTTAAATTGCATATTATGTTGATAAAAACCAAGAAGTTAATATATATTTGTCTTTTTGTAAAGGAGGATTTCCTCTATGTACGTAAGGATAATCTGCAGGGAATATACACACACGACCTGTTTTTGCTTTAATCCTTTGTTTTTGAAGTAAAAATTCTGTTTCTCCACCTTCTTTAATATCATTTAAATACATGGTCCAAACTAAAGCTCTTTTACAAGTAAGATCTCTATGACTTCTTTCTGTATGCCATACATGATATCCACCCCCTGGAATTGTTTTTTGAATTTTTATAGTTGTAAAATGTAAATCAGTTATACTACAAAAATTTGCGTACCCTGTTTTTTGATCATAAATTGATAATGCTTCTCTTAATATTTCACATACCTCGTCTATTTCACCAGGCCAATTATTATGTTTACTAAAGCTTATCGCTAAATCATCTTTAACTCCTTTTGCAGTTTTTTCAGAATTATATCTATCATAGGCTTTTGAATCTTTTTCTTTTTCAAAAATATTTATTAACTTTTTACATAATTCTAGTGATACAAAATTATCAAACATAGCTATAGAATCTACTATCTTCACATATCTTTTAAGTCCTTTTTTTTCTCTTTCTTCATAACCAATATCTTTATTTTTTTTCATTATATCTCCGGGCTATACATTTTACTTAAACGAAAAGGTTTTTCAAGTCCATCATAAGCATGTTTTATGTTAGGTCCATTTTTATCTATATAATGTAAAAAAGTTTGTAGATGAAAGTCTCCTTCAAAATTTTCTCTCCAATGTTTTGACTCACATCCTAAATAGATTACAGCATCACCAGGTTTCATATCAACAGGGTTTCCATCAACGTATAATGGCCATTTAGTTCCATCACTGTCCCACATAGCAGAAACAGATATTTCACATGCTGGTCTATCCGTGTGTTTTACTAATTCTGCATTATAAGTATAAAATCTTGTAAAAGCATACGTTGGCATTAAAGATAATCCTGTTTCTTTTTCCATTATTTTTTTCTTTTGTATTAAAATAGCATCTGAAAAACTATCACTATAAAAAACGGAATCAGCATTATTGCTTTTACTTTGTTCTAAAGTAGCATCAAAATTATTAAAATTTCTTTTATGTAGTAAATGAAAATAATGTCTGCCTAATTCTATTTCTTTTTTTGTAAAAAAATTTTTTATTAATTTATAATTAAAATCTTTTCTTATGATGCCCATGATATTATTGAATACCTTGTTCCTTTCTTTATTGGTTTAACTCTATGTGGATATAAAAAACAACTTGGCCAAATTATTAATCTACCTGGTTCAATCTCAACTTTTACTATAAGCTTTCCTGTAGTAGGATTAAAAAATTCTAATTCACCTCCTTTGTAATCATTATTTAATAATAAAATAGCAGAAAGAATTCTTGGATTTTTTGAAAAATGATCTATATGAGTTTGATAAAGACCACCTTCTTGATATTTTAATATTTCTAAACTAGATATAGCAGACATTGATGTTCCTATTTCAGGAGAAACTTCTTTTGAATATTTTTCAAAATATTTTTTAAAAAATGAACTTAAATAATTACACCAATGAATTTTAGTTTTTGAATTACAATCCCATTCAGTTAGACTAAAATTTTCAACATTTCGAATTTCTTTATTTACTATATTATCTTTACCAACTCCTGCTGATGTAAATTTTTGTTTTAATGAATATTTAATTATAGATGATATGTTTTCTACAGGCAAAGCATTATCGTATATCTTTATATAGCTTTCTAAATTCATAGAAATGAATATATATATAATTTTAAAAAAGTAAACTAGTTATTAGTTATTTCTAAAGGAAATAATTGAGGACAATCAGTAAGGTTATAAATATATTCCATTACACTATCTGTGCTATTCCAAGAAGTAACAGCACTTATATTAATTGCTTCTAAAAATGCAACCATAGCTTTTACTTCAGCATCATTGTCATAATATTTGTCTGAATAATGTTTAAGATCTGCAATTAAATTATCTCTAGTCTCTGTTAATATAGCCTGTGCTTCACTTGCATCTGTGACATTTTTAGCTACATCAGGAGTAACACCATCATACTCTTGTTTATGAAAAACAGTTATATCGGCATAATTAACTGTATCTCCACTTAAAGTAGCTATTGATTTAAGAACAGCAACTTTAAAATAATCAGCATCACTTACTTCTTTTGATACAAGACCTGCAGAAGTACTTAACCAAAAATCTTTTTTAGCATCAGTAGGTGCTAATCTATAAAATTGATTATCTTGAAATATAAAATGTTTTGCCATGATTACCCGTTATCAAAAATATATAAGAAACCAGCTCCTCCAGCATTACCATTTCTATTAGTTCTTTGCATACCAACACCTCCAAGACCAAATCTACCAGTTATGTTTGGTATATTGGTATCTGTAACATCAGCACTATTATTTGCGTTAGCATTAAAGGTTGTTAAAAATGTTCCTTGAGCAGCAGTTCCTGGGTTTCCAGGGTTACCAGGTGCTTGTTCAGGACCTGCATTTCCACCATTTCCACCGTTTAAAGTAATAAGATTAGCGACATTAGTTGCTCCTCCAGCAGCTCCAGCATTACCAGGAAGTGCTCTGTTTCCTCTAGCTCCAGGAGCTCCAACAGCATAAGGTTGTGAGAAAGGAGGAGTAATGCTATCAGTAAAAATACCTTGCACTCCGTATCCACCTGCTCCACCATTCGTAGTATTTGGTCCAGAATTATCAACTCCCGCACCACCGCCTCCAGCTGAAGCAGCAAATATTGTAACTGTATTTCCATTACTAGTGTAAGTACCAGTAGCAGGACCAGTTGCGAATATTTTAGGTGTCATGACAGCGCCACCTGCACCAGATGAAGCTGTAATTACTCTTCCTGATGAATCAATAGTTACAGAAGAAGATGTAAAACTTCCTTTTGCTGATTTTATAATTCTTGGCATTGTTTTCTTTCCTCCTAAAATTTACTAGTCAACCATTTCTACGTAAGAAACATGAAAAGCTAAATCGTTAGCAGCACCAGCTGTAACAGCAATTAAATCTGTTTCATCTAAATAGATAGGTCTTGCAATTAAATCTAATGTTGAATCTGCAGGTACAGAAATTGTACTTGCGATTTTATAATAAGTTGAACCATTGTCATTACTAATTTCTACTGTTGCGTCAACAGCATTAGTTCCGTCAATGTTTGCTAATAATATTGTATCAATTCTTACTGCAGTTTCTGCAGGTACATCAATCATAGTAGTTCTGTTTGTATCAGCTAAACTACCCATAGCATTTTTGGGTGTGATTGTTGCTATATTTACGAGATTCGGTGTTGCCATTTTTTATTCTCCTTCTAGATTAATACCCGAAAACCATGGAAAAGACAATACCTTTTCCATCAGTAGTTACGATTTGTGTTGAGCTTGATGTAGCATTAGTTACTTTTGCTCTACCAGTGCCATTTGGAGCTACAGTTATATCTCCATTAGCGGCATCTGTAATAGTAACAGATCCAGAGTTTGTTCCGCTATTTGTGTTTAAAATTAAATCTGTTGCACCGCCTGTTGTTACAGTTAGTGTTCCAGCACCATTTGAAGTTAAAACAGCTGCTGCACCATTATCTCCAACTTTTACCGTGTCTGCTCCAAGAACAACATCTCCAGTTCCATTTGGAATAATATCAATATCTGCATTAGAAGTTGAAACTATATCATTTCCATTAACATCTAAATTACCACCTAGTTGAGGTGAAGTATCATCAACAACTGCACTAATTCCAGTTCCAATTGCTAGTGTATCTATATCAGGATTTGTTCCATCATTTGCTGTTGCAAAAACAATTTTATCACCTTTATCACCAGCTGCAAAAGTAAATGAATCTCCTGAACCAGAAGCATATTTAAATTGTACAGTGTGTGATCCTGAAGTTGAATTTCTTAAAAAATAAAAAGTTTGAACATCAATTGGAATTGTAACAATTTGATTTCCTGAAATAGTTCCTGTAAACTCAATCATTCTGTGTGCAAGTTCTGCACCAGTAGATCCATCACTAACTGATAGAGCAGTTGTTTGTGCTCCACCTGCAATACTTTTTGCGATGTAACCACCAGAAATTTGTTCTACTAATGATAAATTGGTATTAGTTTTAGTTCCCCATGTTCCAGCGTTTTCACCAGTTGCCTGAAGTTCTATTCCTAAAGGTGTATATGTTGATGCCATAAATTTTTCTCCTATGCGACGTCACTATAACTCGTATTTGAGCCAGTTGCAACATCAGAATAAGTATCATTTGATCCTGTTGTTACATTACTATAACTGGTATTTGATCCAGTTGCAACATTCGAATAAGTATCATTCGATCCCGTTGAAACGCTTGTATACGATGTATTTGAACCAGTGTCAATATTAGTGTAACGTTCTATTCCAAGTAATCCTACACTTGATGTAATTTGATCTAAACTTAATCCAACAACGTCTGCTGGAGATATAGAGCCAACACTTGTTGTTGCAGCTATACCAGATATACCAACAACGTCCGCTGGAGATATAGAGCCAACACTTGCAGTTGCAGAAACACCAGTTAAATCAATTAAAGATATTGGCCCAATTTCTAGTGTTCCTAAACTAGTTGTTGCTTCAATACCTGTTATCTCTGCAGGTCCAAATTCTAAACCTAGTGTACCAACATTTGTTGTTGCAGCCACACCACTAATTGCAGCAGGACCAAATTCTAAACCTAGTGTTCCTTGACTTACAGTAGCATCTAATCCAGTAACAGCAGCTGTTGGACTAATTACAAAATCTACGCTACCAACATTTGTTGTTGCTTCTTGACCAGATATACCAACTACATCTGCTGGAGATATTGACCCTACACTTGCAGTTGCAGCAACACCTACTAAACTTATAACTTGATTTGGAGATTCACCCCAAGAGTTATCGCCCCAAGCATCTCTACCCCAACCAACTAAAGTTCCTGCGTATGATAATGTTGGTGTTGCAAAAGTAGATTCTACACCTGAAACATTTATACCTAAACCAA